CCCCGGCCCAGTAACTCGCCCCCGCCACCGCCCCGGCAACACAGGCCGACAGCGTGGTTTCAATCCCCTCGCCCATCACCAGCACCGCGCGAAGGTTGTCCCCTTGGAACAGCCGGATCGCCCCGCCCTTCTTCGCGCCCAGCACCTTTTTCGCCTGCAGCACCTCACCCGTCACCGGGTCGGTGATCACCGCCTTGCCCTTGGGCTGATCCAGATCAAGCCAGGTGCGGTGCACGGCGCAGAACCGGTTGTCGGCCCCCTGAATCGCCGCCAGCATCGCCGGGCCGCAATGCACCTGCCGCCACCTGCCGCCGCCGTTGCTCACCATGTAAGGCAACGCCGGGTGAAACCGCAGCGCGGGCGCAAGCCTTGGGTACAGCCCCGGGTCAATCCCCCGCCGCGTCAGATAGTCCCGCACCGCAGTGCCTTCCGCCGCCACGCCCTGGCTCCACACCCGCCCCGCATCGGCCACGGCCCGCGCCCGGTACTGCGCCGCCTCTGCCGCCCGCGCCTGGCGGTTGGCCTCTGCCGCCTGGTCCCGCTGCGCCCGTTCCCCGGCGCTGATCTCCTGCCGGGGGCCACACAGCCAGTCCAGCGCCTCGGGAAAGCTGACCTGCCGCACGTGCATCACCAGCGCAATCCCATCGCCCTTCGCCCCGCATTTCCGGCAGCCGAACACCCCCTTGCGCGGGTTGATTCCGAACCGGTCATCGCCGCCGCACTGCGGACAGGGTCCGACCAGTTCCGCCCCGGCCCGCCGCAACCCTTCGATGCAAAGCATCGCGGCCACATCCGCAATCGGCTTGGCCAGCGCCTCGGCGCGACGGGGATCATCCGGAAAACGCATGGTCAGCCCGCCGTCGCCCGCGCCCGCAGCACGGTCAGCACCCGCTCCTGCGCCACAATCCCCGGCTCCAGCACCAGCCGCGCAAACCGCGCCCTCAGCGCGTTAAAATCGATGTCAAGGTCGGTGGAAATCCAGCCCAGCTTGTGCCCCCTGGCCAGCCTTTCCAGCAGCGCCAGATCCACCTGCGGCGTGAACGGGGCCGCGTTGCCCAAGCTGTTCAGCCGGTCTTCAACCTCACGCCGCCAGACCGGCACGCCCGGATCGAACGGCGGCGCAGGCGGCACTGGGTGCTCCATCACCGCGCCAACCGGCTCCGGCACCGGCGCGGCGGGGACGGGCGGCAGCTTCTCCTGCGCATTTTTTTTCAAATACGTCTGCCCGTTCAGATACAGCGCCACCGATTGAACCTTGCGGTTCAGCACGGCGGCCATCTGCTGCACGGTCTGCGTTCCCTGCATTGCTGCAATCCGCGCCTTTTCATCCTCGCTGAACGGTCCGGTCACCCTGCCTTCGGCGGCCGGCACCGCCGCGGCGCGGGCGGGCACCACAGGGCCCGGTGCGGCAACCGCACCGCCTGCCCCCGAAACCCGTGCGGCGGGCGCGGCTGCCACGCCCGCCGCATCGTGCAGCCCCGGTACCGGCGCGTCGGTGATGATGGTCACGTTCCAGCCCGGCGTCATGTCGAACACGCACGAAATGCCGTCCGCCTTCAGCGACCGCCCGGCGGCAATCAGCCCCTGCAAGACGCGGTCAAGGGCGATCAGATCATCCAGCGACATCCGGCTCTGGTCCATCCTTACCCCTCCAACCTGTCTTGCATTGCCCGGTCCACCGCATCGGCCAGCGCGCGCAGCTGCTGCGCCGTGTCAGGCCCCACAAAGATATTGGCCAGCAACAACTCCCCGGCCGGAAACCCGTCGATGCCCAGATGCAGCTGCACCGCGCCCGCAACCTCGACCACCGAAACCTGGTGCGTGCCCAGCGGAAACACCCCGCGCTGGGTCACCCGCGTCGTGTGCGCTCTCATGCCCGCCGCCTGTGCTGCGTCGGCACATCCCACCAGCGCGCCGGCATTCCGCCATCCCGGTTTTCCGGGCGCTTGGCCTTGTCGGCCACCTTGTCGCTGTCGCTGTTCACCCGGAAGCGCAGGCCCAGAATGGCCGACCGGGAACAGCGCATGCGCACCGCCACCACGGCGGCAGACAGGCCCTGCCGTTCGGTCAGGTCCAGGACTTCCAGCACCTCGCGGTCAGTCCAGTCACGCCTCATGCCGGCACCCGCAGCTTTGCCGCCACCCGGCCCGTCACCGCTTCCGTCAGATCAGACCGGATGATCCCGCCCAGCACATGGCCCGCATCCACCGCCGCCCGCGTCCGCTCGGCCGGGGTTTTCGCCGCCAGCATCGCCCGCGCCGGCCGCACCAGCTGCGCCGCCTTGCTGTGGTGCGGCACCCGTGGCAGGGCCTCGTCGATCAGCGCCAGCAGCGTTTCGCGTTCGTCTTCGAACTGCCAGTTGATCACCATCAGCGTCATCGCCAGAATGACCACCCGCTCTTCCGCCAGCATCACCACGCCCCCCGGTCAAGATCATGCAGAAACTGCTGCACCGCCCCGGCCACGGCCGGGCCGCACGCCCAGGCCAGCGCCACCAAAACCTTGCGCGCCTCCGGCCAGCCGCCACGGTCCGCCTGCCCCGGTGCATGGCCGCGCATGAAGGCCCAGGCTTCCAGCTTGTCGATCAGCCCCAGCCAGCGCAGATCAGCGCCATTAAGATCATCCAGCAGCGCTTCGCCCCACGCGCGCGTGGAACACACCCGTTCCGCCTCGGCATGCAACTCGGCTATGTGCGGAAAATCGCGCTTGAACGGCGCAGGCAGATCACCCGCCCAGCGTTCGCCCAGATCATGCAGCGCGACCGCCCGGATCAGCGCCACCGAGGGATCGGGGTGCAGCGCCAGCAGCAGCTGCACACAGCGCCCCTGATGATCGGCAGTGGTCTGCCCCAGCCGCGCCATCCCCGGGTTGGCGTGATACCGCTGCACCCCGCCCGCCATGTAAACCTGCGCCAGACTCATGCCGCCACCTGCCGGTCCAGCACCCAGCCAGACCCCCAGACGGTGCGGATCACGTCGCGGCCCAGCTTCGCCCGCAGCCTCGAAATGTAGATGTCCACAATCCTGTCCCCGACCTCGCTGTCATGCCCCCAGACGGTCATAAACAGCGGCCCCCGGCCCCGGGGCCAGCCTGCCCCTGCGGGGAAACCGGCACAGCCCCGGAACGGATCGGCGCATTACATGTCATTCAGCAGCCTCCTGCGGTTTTTCGGAACCCTGATCGTGAACCGACAGCAGCCAGTCGGCAGTCACATCGGCAAAGCCGCGCCGGGCCGCAGCGGCTTGGACCGCCCGCAGGAAACCGGACGGCACCCGTCCGTTGCGCGCCCATTTATGAACGGCCTGGACATCGGCCCCGACCTCTCCGGCGAAGACACGGCGGGTGGGCCAGCGGGCGATCAGTCTGTGAATGGGGTTTTCTGCATGCATGCGGACCAAAATGGACGTTTCTTCCAAAAACGCAAGATGGAAAATTCTTCGATGGGCATTTTTTCCAAAATCGGGACTATGACCGCATGACCACGCACAAAACACTGCCAAAGATCGACATGGCCGGGGTCGCCCAGCGGCTCGAGGCGCTGCGAGAGGCGCACGGAATCCAGAAGGGCGAATTCGCGGCCAGCTTCGGGCTGGACCCGTCCAGCTACTCCAAGGTGATCCAAAGCGCCAAACCGCTGAAGTCGGAATGGGCCTACATCATTTCTCAGCGGTGGGGCGCGTCGATGGATTACATTTACAAGGGTGACCTGTCGCGCATCGACGATGCTCTGCGCGCCAGGATCATGACCAACCTGAACAGGGCCGAGCTATAAAGCACATCAATGGACACCCCGGTTTTGTCAGAAACCCAGAACAGCAATCTGTCGCCAGTGTCATGGTTCATGGTTGCCTCCATTTCAATCACATTCAGGAACAAAACTGGAACGCGGCGGGCCGGTCAAGCTCCCGTTCCGCTTGACACAGACTTATCCACAACATTCGCAGGTTGTTGGGCCCGCGCGACAATACCAAGCTTGACCTCCGTCAGAATCCGCGCATTCATATACAGAAGGCCCGCAAGAGCGCTGTAACCCATGGAGTCTCCGATGGAACTTGTCATTTTCTGGCTTTGTCTGGGCGTTGTCACCGCCCTGGCGGCACAGGCGCGGGGCCGCAGCTTTGTCGCCTGGCTGCTGATCGGCTGCGTCACCGGCATCTTCGGCCTCATCGCTGTGCTGGTCATGAACCGGGTCACACCCGAAGCCTGATCCAACCCCCGTCGTCACACCACTGCGTCTTTCCCGGCCCGCCACCTGGCGGGCTTTTTCATGCGCCGCACGGGGCAGCGGCTCGGGTGATTCTCTCCACCCCGCAAATGTCCGTGAAACCTGAATGGACATTTTTTCCAATTTCATGTTGACAATGGAAGTATCATCCATTTTATGATCCCCACAGACCCCGGCACACCGCCGGATCGAAGGGAGAAACCGATGATCCCCGCCGACATGCCCATGCGGCCAGCGGCCCATGCCGGGCCAAACGTGGTCTGCATCTCTGCCCTGTCCCCCTTTTATCTGCAACGCACGCGCGTTGCCGCCGCCCGCGCCCTGATGCAGCCCGATGCGGGCTGGGATGGCGTTCACCCCCGCACCCTGCAGGACGCCTGCGATATTCTGCGCCTGCTGGGCAGCCTCGCCGATGGCGCACTCGCCGACGCGGCCCAGCCGCACATCACCGCGCACCGGCTGCGCTGGGAATCGGAAAACCCGTTTCCCCGGATCGCCGTCGCCCTTGTCTTCTTTGTCGGCTTCATTGCCTTCATGTTTTTCACTCTGGCGGCGCAGCCATGACCCCCGCCCCCCTCATCGCGCCCTGCCACTGGCGGCGCTTTCACCAGCTGGCCACCCTCATGCGCAGCCTTGGCGGCACCGGCCCCACCGTGCGGCAATGCGCCGACGTCTGGGGCATGGCCTCGAAAAGTCAGGCCCACGCCACGCTGAACCGGATGGCCGACCTCGGCCTGATCCGCAAACTGCCCGCCCGCACCCGCGCCATCGAACTCTGCCCCGCCTTCACCGCCACCCCTGGCCCCTCTGGCCAGCACCTGATCCCCCATTGGCCAGAGCATGTGGCATGACCGCACCGAACCTGCCGGTCTTGTATCAGAACATCATGTTCGGCCTGCCCGATGACCTTGCGCGCAACGCGTTTCTTTGGGCATCGGAACGCACCCAGGACGACCCGATGCTGTACAAAGCCGAAGACTTTGCGCGCGAGGCTGCCATGCTGACCACGCGCCTCAAACCTTGGCTCGACTTCGCCTTCCGGCGTCTTGGGCGCGATCCTGACGACCCCGCCCTGACGCCCGACTTGATGAATTTCATCCTGAAACGTCACGCCAACTGGCGCTTCGGCGGCAACGTGACACTGTCCTACGCATACGCAGGTGCCCCATGACCCCTACCGACCCCGACCTTGCCCGTCACGCTGCCCGGCTGGGCCTGCCCGAATCCCGCCTTGCCGCCGAACCACCTGCGGTCTGCGACCATTGCGGCACCGCAGGCCGGCCGCTGCAGGCCACCACCATCTACGATGCCTGCGGCCCTTGGGCGGGCGACCTGATGCTGTGCCCCGCCTGCCGGGATCTGGTGCAGCCATGCGCGTGATCCCCCTGCCCCGCCCGCACTCCAACGTGGTGCCCTTTCCCGGCAGCAACCGGATTGCCCGGAACGAGGCCCGCCTTGCCTCGGCCCGCCGCATCCTGCGCGACCCCGGGCACTACGACAGCTTCACCCTCTGCATGGCCTGCAACACGCTGGCCGAACTGGGCACCCCCAGTGACGCGGAACTGGCCGACCTGATTCTGGCACAGACCACCGCCCACCTGAACCGCCCCCCCGCCCCGCCGCCGCCCGGTCGCCCGCACACCGCCGTCACGCTGGCCGCCGCCCTCGCCGCCGCCCTGCTGGTGCTCCTGATCCTCTACGACACCCCCGCCCGCCTCGCCGCCACGCTGCTGCAGGCCGAACAGACAAAAGGCTGGTAAGATGACTGACACGACCACCCTGCAAGGGGCCCATCGAATGGATGGACCGCGCCCTGCGCGAAACGCGGGAAGCGCTGGCTGAAGTGGACGCGGACGTGCGGCACAAGGCAAGCAAATCGGCGGCTTCGTACTTGGAAATTCGGCTTGGTTACCTGCAGACCGGTGCCGTTATTGATCGTTTTCCGCATGAGTACATGACTTGGCACGGCATTTCCGGGTTTAGCCTCGGCTTTCTTGAAATCAATGATCCCCTATCTCTCTTTGACCACTGGCTCGCTTTTGCCCGTAAGGCCGCACAGCCATGACCTTCGCCCTTGGCCTTTTCCTCGGCGTGCCCATTGGCGCGGGGATCACCCTGGCAGCTATGCACGCGCTTTGCGTCTGGATGGCGTCCCGCGACGATGATCAACCCCGCATTTGAAGGAACATGATGCGATGACCCGCCCCGACGATAACCCTATGCGCCGCTTGGCGGCACTGATCGAACGGCTGAAAAAGGCCATGAACGATGGAAGGGAAGACAAATGAGCGATGATCTGGTGAAGCGGCTGCGGTCTTGTGCCAATGGCGCATGGCTGTTCAATACGAAGCAGGGCGATTTCGGTATCTGCGATGACGCCGCCGACCGCATTGAAGCCCTGACGGCAGAGCGTGACGCCCAGCATGAGGCTTGGCAACAAGCGATGCTCGAGTTCGACAAAAAGTGCAAAGAGGCCAACAAGCACTATGCCCGCGCCGAGGCAGCAGAGGCAGACAACGCGCGGCTGCGGGCCGAACTCACAAAAGCCACACACTGGCTTGATTGGACCGCCGTTCACTTGGAAACTGTAGGCGCTTTAAGCACCAATATCCGCCATGGTGTGAGAGAGGCCCTCGCCCTGATCGACACCGGAAAGGAAACCAAATGAGTGACGATGATCTGATCCGGCGCGGGGATGTGCTGGCCCGGCTTGCCAAGCATGGCGTTCAATTCGGCGAGACATCTGACGCATATCATGCCGTCGCCGCCCTTCCCGCCGTGCAGCCCGCGCCAGACTGGCCGACACAGATTGACGACATCCTGTCCAATTTCGCTGGCAGACAGCGGCGGCTTGGCGCGGAGTTTGAGCGGGCTTTGGCAGAAGATATCGAAAAACTGTACGAGGGTGCCCCCGCGCAGCCCGACGCCGCTGTGATCCGAAAGACCGCATGGAACATCGCGGTGGAAATGGAGTTGCACGCTGCCATGAGTACAAAGACTGCGGCGAAAGCTGGTGCGATTGAAGCCGCAATCCTCGCCCTGATCGACAGCACCGGAAAGGAGGTGATGCCAGATGACCAAACCAGTAATTCCACACACACACGACCTGACATAGGCCCCGGCGATCAAGCGGTTGCCGGGGCCGCAGACTACGCTGCGCTGAGACAAGACATTCGCAATATGGTGGACCTTTGCGAGATTTACGGTGAGGAAGAAACTCTAGCCGTCGATCTCGAAAGCGCCTTAGGCGCCCTCTCTTATCTGGACGCCTACGAGTGCTGGAACTGGCCACCACCGCGTATACTAGTCGAAGGCAACAGCATTGTTTTGACTTGGGAAATCGGCAACTGGAAACTTTATCAGTATTGCGATGACGAAATGCAAAAAATCTTTCGCTGGACCGGCACGCCCGTTGCCGGGGCCGCAGGCCCGACGGAAGGCGGCGAGTGATGCAGGTGCCAGTCACAAGACGATACGATACGCGCGACCTGGTAGACATGCTGTCCGAGCGCCGATCGCGTGACGAAAAAGATCGCATCCTTTGGGCTATCCACGTTCTGCGGCGCGACGATGCCGAAGATGCAGCTGAGGTGGCCCATATTTGCGGGGGCGGCGCGCAGAAAGGAGACAGCCATGAGTGACCTGTTGCCATGCCCGTTTTGCGGGGGCGAAGCTGGCAAAATCGTAGACGCAACGCGCATCCTTGGCACGTTCAACTTAATCCACAGGTGCCCCATAATTGGGGGGGGGGGTTGAGATTAAACGCGCCACACAGGAAGGCGTGATTGCCAGATGGAACACCCGCGCCCCCATCGCAAGCGCAGGAGGCCGCGTTGACTGACACAGCCATGAGTGACCAGCCGGAACGGATTATCGCCAAACGATACCCGAATGGCGTTGTAGGCGCGCGTGACAACCTGACACCAAAGGAAGGTTATTCTGAATACATCCGCAAGGACATCGCAGACGCGGCTGTGCAGGCGGAACGGGAGCGGTGTGCGAAGGTGGCTGCCGCTCATCTTGAGCGCGTCCAGCCGCACAGCCCGGACGACGATATGCTTGATAAACTGGCGCAGGCCATTGCCGCGCTGGCCTATGGCACCGCAGCCCTTAACATCGCCACCGCTATTCGCAAGGGGGATCAGCCATGAGACAGTTGCCGATTAAGGGCTGGGCGGTATTCGCCCGCAGCGCCCGCACAGAATGGCCGATCCCGGAAACAATAAGGCACACTCGCAGCGAGGCGATTCAAGCGTGGTACGATCCATTTCTGCGCAACAATCAGCCATATGATGTCGCCGCAAAAACGTGGCGCAACCTCATTGCAGACGGATCCCTGCGCGTAGGTAAAATCGTTTGCCATGCGCCGGAGCGCGCGCGGGCGAAAGAGGGGAATCAGCCATGAATTGGATGCTTTCGTTTGTCCTGTATGTCGCCGTCGCCTTTGTTTTCCTGACGGCATTTAAGGTTGCGGCTCTTTCTTTCCCCGAGTGGTCCTTTGAAATTGGCGTGTTGGCTGGCATATTGTTGCCGGTCATTCAACCGATGCGCGGCAAGGGGAAACAGCCATGATCTTGAACTACACCTACACTATCGCCGCCGTCCTGACATTCGGTTGGGTCGCGGCGACCTTTCCGGGCTGTGCCTGGGAGTCCAAGACGCCACTGGTTTGCCGCGTGACGACCGCCAGCCTCGGGGCCTTAGCGTGGCCAGCGTATTGGTCTTGGACAGTAATCGAAGCAGTGAGGGGGCGGGGATGACGATGCGAGCCTACATCGTGATCGTGCGCGGCAAATCGCACGAATGGGGATTTCGAGTCAAAGGCACCGAAGCTGACGCTGCAGACTGGCGGGCTGATGGCTTCGATGTTCACGAGCCGGTAAACACCATACCTTTCTGGGTCCCCGCGCCGCTGATGCCGCTCTGGTGTCTTGCGCAAGACCTTTGGAATTGGCCCAGCACATGGGGGCGGGGATGACTGACAAAACCAAGATCGAATGGACCGACGCCACTTGGAACCCCGTCAAGGGCTGCACCCGCGTTTCCGAAGGCTGCCGCAACTGCTACGCCGAGGTGATGGCCGCGCGGTTCAGCGACCCCGGCCAGTGGGGCCACGGGCTGGCGCAGCGCGTGGCGCTGTCTGGCGGCGGCATCGATCACCGCTGGACCGGCAAGGTGGAACTGGTGGACGCGGCCCTTGACCTGCCCCTGCGCTGGCGCAGACCGCGCCGGATTTTCGTCAACAGCACATCCGACCTGTTCCACGAAAAGGTGCCGGATGAATGGATCGACCGGGTATTCGCCGTCATGGCGCTGGCCCCGCAGCACACCTTCCAGGTGCTGACGAAACGGCCGGAGCGGATGCGGGAATACATGGCGGGTCTTGGTGGTGGTGGTCGCACCGACATTATGTCTCGCGCCGGTGGGCGTCTGTTGCGAGCCGCTGAAAATGCCACACGAAACGCGCCGCATGTGCGATATGATTACAACGCCCGATGGCCCTTGCCGAACGTCTGGCTGGGCACCTCAATCGAGGATCAGGCCACCGCCGACGACCGCATCCCGCACCTGTTGGATACCCCTGCGGCGGTGCGCTTCATCAGCGCGGAACCGCTGCTGGCGCCGGTGGACCTGATGCACATACCGTACCGAAAGATTGCACCCGACATTACAGTGATGGTCAATGCCTTGACTGGTGACGATGGTTTGGGGGGAAGGCAGGCAAGACTTGGCTGGACCATCGTCGGCGGCGAGTCTGGCCCCGGCGCGCGCCCTATGCACCCGGACTGGGCGCGCTCCCTGCGCGACCAGTGCCAGGCTGCGGGCGTGCCGTTCTTCATGAAACAGATGTCAGGGCCTCGCAAAGCATCAATGCCGCCGATCCCCGATGACCTGATGGTGAGGGAGTTTCCCCATGCGCGGTAAGCACGGAAACCATGCAACAGCTTCGGCGCAGCACCGTTGGAAGCCAGGAAGCCGCGTCGGAAGCACCGGCCACGTCAAGGTGCGCGTGGGCAATGGCCACCCTTTGGCTGACCCGAATGGCTGGGCTTACGAGCACATTTTGATCTGGGTGGCGGCAGGAAAACCGCGACCGGAGAAGGGCGAAGTGTTGCACCATCTCAACGAGGACAAGACTGACAACCGGATCGGCAACCTACGGCTTATGACGCGAGCCGAGCATAACCGACTGCACAACGCCGACAAAGGGCGTTGTGCAATTACCGGGAGACTGGTCGGCAAAGGCCGCGCCGGTCGCGTGCTGGACGGGCGCGAATGGAACGAGGTGCCGCAATGACCCTCACCGCCCTGGCACTCAGCTGCGCCCTTCTGTCCGTCACCGACGGCGACACCTTCCGCGCGGCCTGCCCGGAGCCGGTGACCGTGCGGATCGCCAATATCGACACGCCAGATGCAGCAGCGCCCCGATCAGCAGCGCCACCGCCAGCGCGCCGTTGCCGGTGATCCCCAGCCCGCCCGCGTCCGTCTCGTGAAACACCAGCAGCGGGCAGCCCGCGCCCCATCCGGCGGTGAACGCCGCGTCATGCACCGTGTCCCAGCGATGCCAGCCCTGCACACCCAGTTCGAACACCAGCACCAGCAGCACGCAGACCGCCCAGATTTCCCATCGGATCGGGTACTCCCCTTGCGTTGCCCAGCCCACCCAAGACACCAGAAGCGCCAGCGCCAGCCCCAGCGCGGCATGCGCGCCCTGATTGGTCATCCACTTGATCGGTTCCCGGTCGAAATTGTCCGGTTTGTACCAGACCCGCAGCGGCGCGCGGAACCACAGCATCAGCAGCGCCACCGCGCCGGCCGGACCCCATAACAGCATGCCCACCCCCGATTCCCTTAGAGTGCAGGCTAGGCGGGCAAACGGCCCCCGGCAACCGGCGCGTCACACCCGTCGTCACACGTCCTGATTCACCCGCACCTGAATGAACCCGGCGTTCGGAAAGGTCTCGATCTTGCCATCGGCATAGGTCACGCGGAATTCCGCCTCATACAGCCCCGCCGTCGCGGTATCCCCGGCCTGCCAGCTGTATTCCACCGTCGGTGTGCCGGTGGCGGTCACCACAACGGCACCCACATCCAGAATCACGCTGCCATTGCGCGCCCGCATCTGAAACCGCACCGTGGCCCCGGTCAGAACCACCGTAGCCGGATCAAGCGCATAGCGGATCGCCGGGGCGGTATCGCCGCGCTTGATCGTGAAAACATCGTCCATGCCTGACCTCATCTGATGATGCGCCCGCCCCGGCGGGACGCGGCAAGGGTGCCGCCATTCGCCTGGTCACCCGGGAAGGCAAAGCGGGTGGAAATCATTGAAGGGCCTCGCCCGGTCACCACGGCCACCCCCGCCGCAATGCCCGCAGCACTGGCCGTGGCCGCACCCTGCCCGGCCGCCGTGGCAACCCCCGCCGCTGCGCCCGCAGCGCTGGCCGTCGACGCGCCCTGCCCCGCCGCCGTTGCCGCGCCTGCAGCCGATCCGGCAGCTGCAGCAATGGCCGCGCCCTGCCCGGCCACCGCCGCAGCACTCGCCGCCGTGCCGCTGGCAGCGGCGGTGGACGCGCCGCCCGCAGATGCCGCGGCAGCACCTGCCGCCGATCCTGCACCGGCAACAAGTCCGCCGCCCGCCGGGCTTTGCCCCGCCGCCGTTGCCGCGCCTGCAGCCGATCCGGCAGCGGCAGCAATGGCCGCGCCCTGCCCGACCGCGGTTGAGGCACCTGCACTTGCGCCAGCAAACGCACGGATCGCGGCACCTTGGGCCTGGGCGGTGGCACTTCCGGCCGCCGATCCCGTTCCGGCGGCAATCCCGCCGCCACCCGCCACCACAGGCGACCAGACCGCGACCCTTCCGCCATAGCCCTTCTGGGCGGCCAGCGTGCCGGTCAGGGTCGAGACAAAAACCCGCCCGCCGTAGCCTTGCTGGACATTGAGCGTCATCAGGTCACCGTGATGGATTCGACGTACCCGTTGAAAGTCGTGCCGCCCCAGGCGATCAGATCAAGGCTGACGATCTGCGTCCCGCTGCCCGTGGGGGAAAGCGAAAGCGTCACCGTTTCCCATGTGTTTGCCGCCGCCGTCATCAGCGCCCGTTGCTCGGCCGTGATCCCCGGCAAGCCCTCGGTTGGCATATAGGACAGGCCCATCGACAGACCGGTATTGTCTCGCCGCATCCGCATGGCAATTGATGTCGTCTCCCCGCGCGTGATCTCGAACTGCCCCAGCGGCAGGCGCAGCGGGGTGCGGGAAATGGCGTTGCTGCTTGTCACCTGTATGCGCATGGACGAGGCTTGCGTATCCACCACTGCGGTTTGCCGGGTCATCCGGCCCCAGGGGTGGCGCAGCGTGTCATTGCCCGCAATATTGTCCAGACTTTCGACCGACACCATCCCGTCATCGCCGGTGAAGCTGAACTCGTTTGCCTCATTTACCAGCGCGTCCAGGATTCGCGCATTGACCCCGAGGCCGACAGCAATGCCGCTCGTCGTGTTGTTAAGCGTCACCAGGTCACTTACACAGATGGACTCGTTTCCGGGGTTGCCCGAAAAGGTCAGGCCCGATGTGGCGGAGTTCCGGCTGGTGATGCCGCGCATGAAATTGCGGCCCCCGGCATAGGTCACACCCCCAACCCAAGCGTAGATGTTTTCCAGTTCACTGCCGACCGGCTGGCTTGATCCGCCAAGCGTAACGGTTCCCGTCGAATAGCAAGTATCGGCGGCACTCAGCCCCCGCACTTGGTTGGAGGCTGCAAAGCCGCAGGCGGTCAGCAGGCAGTTTTCCACGCGGCACCCGTCATTGCCCGGCAAAGTGTTTCCGGCAAGCGCAGAACTGAACATGAAGTTTCGGAACGTGTGGAACGTAAATGATCCCGCAGAATAGGTGCGGGAGGATAGCATATATCGGGTCATGCCCGTGCGTGTCGCCATATCCGTTGCCGACCATCCGCCCGTCCACACCGTCTGCGCGGCATCGGCCCCGGCCTCGCTGGGCGTCCAGTTTCGGGCTTCGGTGTGCGGAAAGCACTTGTGGGCATAGGTTGCCACCGTTTCGGTGGCCCCGTCATAAGTCTGTCCGGTGCTGTCAAGCCCATTGCTTTGGGCCGCGTTTCGGTTAAGCACAACGCTCGTGTCGGACAGCAAGCCCATGACGCCCAGCAGCGGTTCGTCCCCGTTGCCGGTGCCGCGCAGCGGCGGGGCCGTAGTATAGGCGGTCTTGCTGACCATTGTTGCCAGCGTGATCTCGTCGGCACTGCCAGGGGCTTTTGAGGCCCAAAGGTTGTTGATGAGGATGGTCGCGCTGCCGGGGTCTGCGGTGGCGCGCAGGGCAATGGAATTGATCGTGCCGATGCTGCCGGTATGGGCGATCAGGCCCGCAAACCATACGTTGTTCAAGCCATCAGCGAACGGCACCGAGACAATCGGCACGTTGCCGGCCGCGTCCGAACACAGGTCCAGAACAACCGCCCCCGCCGCAAGGGCAGCCGATGTCCGAAACCAGACGTTGACCTGCTGAAATCCGGTCAGGTCCATCGTCAGCGGCTTATGCGCCAGCTTGCCGGTGGTAAAGGCTGCGGCAACGCCAAAGCTGACTGCCGTCGCGCCGATCAGCCGTGTGGTGGATGCCGTATTGAGTGTGACGTTCGCAGCCGCGACCCAGCCCGTGTTCGCCGTCAGAGGGTCGATCAGCTTCACAACGCCAGACGGCACCGTGATCGTACGCGCACCATTGGTCCAGGTGCAGTTGCCGATCAGTGTAGGGGCCGGACTTTCGATGAAACGGATTTCATCGCCCGGTGCCACCCGTGCCGCCGTCGGACCCCCGCCGATGGTCTTCCAGCGGTTGGCAAAAGATTGACCATTGTTGGCATCGTTCCCCCCGACCGGATCAAGAAAGAATGTTGTCATTATTGCTCAACCATTGGTTCAGGGCGGCGGTGCGAAGTGCGGCATTGTTGGCCATCGGCATTTTGAAGATCGCGCCAACCTGCTCCCCGTTTGGAAGCATCAGGTTTGCTTGTTCTTCCACGCCGCCCCCTGGCGCGGGGCCATTGCTTTGCCATCCCAGCAACGTCACCGCCTGCGACCCCGCCCGCGCGACGGCAACGGCAAATGCGTCCACCGTCACGCCGTTTGCCTCTGCCCAGGACGGCGACCGGCTTATCTGGGAAAGAATTGTGGCCTTCGTCGCCGACGAAAGCAGACCCATCGCCTCAATTCCGCTCAGCATCGCTTCGATCTGACCGTCAGCCGTCGCCGGGTCCACGCGCAGATCACGGTCCACCGCATCCAGCATGGTCATGATCGTAGCAATCGCCTGCGTCGGCAATGGAATGGCGGTGCTGTTTGGCGTCAGGTCTGCCGGAATTTCCCCCCGCAGCGCCACGATCCGCAGCACGGCCAGTTCACCCGAAAGCACGGCAGGTTCCGCAATCGCGCGGCAGGAAAAGGCCACCGGAACGGCGGGCAACGAGGTATCCGGCGCATTCAGCACCGCTGCCGCTTCCGCGTCGGACAGGTTCACCACATCCGGCTCAAGCAGCCGGTCACGCAGCAGGGTCATTGGTGCCTCCATAGGCTTGCCGCAGTCGCGGGTAGATATAGGCGGCCAGCGCCAGTGTGGTGCAGGCCAGCCAGAACAGGAAACCGGCGGACCAATCCTCTACCCGGAACCAGCGGCCCGAGGGGGTCATGGTCATCGATGCCGGGATCAGCACCGCACCCAGCGACACAAAGGCGCTGTCCAGCACGGTGTCAGCCCCAAACCACTTCTGCCGGGAAAGCTCGATGAGGATCGCATATCCCAGCGCAACGACGGGCCAGACCAGCCAGGGGTTCGGTGCCTTTCCAAGCACCTGGTCGCCCAGCGCCAGGGCGGCCATGGCCAGCACCGCGCCGAACGCGACGTGCCCGACCTGGTTGATGAAAGCCTCGTATGGCCTGCCTTCAAACCGCTCGGGCGTCATCAACTCGCGCCAGAAGGCGGACCAGACCGACATCCTCAGTCCTCCGTCACCGTGGTGCCGGAGGTCAGGCGCGGGGTCACGCCAGCGGCGATGGCAATGGTCGGGCTGATCGCCCCCTTGTAAAGCATCACGCCCGCGCCCGAGGCGGCCACCCCGATCGAGAAATGGGTGGCGGTGACAGAGCCTGCGGTACAGGCCGGAAAGTCCACCGCCGCCGCCAGGGACACGCTGTTCCCGGTCACGGCAAAGCCTGCCCCCGACCGCGCCACGCCCACGCGGGCATAGCCGGTATAGCTCACCTCGCTGGTGGCCTGCGTCCCGGCCTCGCCGGGGTCGGCGCTGTGCAGGGCCAGAAACAGCTGCCCCGCCGCGACCGAGCCGCGCAGGCCGGTGGCATCGCCGATATTGGCGATGCTGGCGTTCTGGAACACCATTTGCAGCAGCGCGGTTTCAAAAGCATCAGATTTGGACATGGGTCGTCTCCTGGTTCAGCGGCAGGCCGCGTCGATGATTTCAATCAGGTTCGCCCCCGAGACCGCCGCGCGGTCATCCGGGGTTTCCGCCAGGGCGGCCGCATGCACGGCCCGCGCCCCCCGCGTCGCCGTGCAGATCGCGTCACCGCTGGTCAGGCTTGCGGGCGCGCATCCGGCGACGGGCAGCAGCAGCATCAGTGTGAACAGGCGCGTCATGGGCCTTCTCCATTGTTTTCTGGTACTCGCGGGCCGCGCGCAGATCGCGCGCCCTGGCCGCATCCGCCCGGCCCTTGCCGTACAGCCCCAGCGTCCCCAGCAGCCACGCCAGCGGCTTCCACAGCGCCAGCAGCATGCGCGCTACAGGGTGGCCGGTCACTTCTTGCCCCAGCCGCGCAGCAGCGCCACGGCTGCCAGCGCATTGGTAAAGGCGGTGATCGCCCAGGTGGACACCACCGAGATATTGAACGGCAGAATGTCCAGCGTGCCGGTTGCGGCATCAAAGGTCGCATACCCGGCCAGCGCCAGCAGCGAAGCACCCAGCCCGACGCCATAGGCAATCAGACGGGCAGCAGATGTGATGTTCATCGGAATCCTCCAAACAGGGCGCGCCACAGGCGCATGAAAAAGCCGCCCGAAGGCGGCGCGGGAACGGGATCGGGCCCCACCACATCGGGCGGCGGCGCGGGCGGCCGGGGCACGTCGGCAGGCGGTGGCGGTGGCGGCGCGCTCACTGCCACCAAAACCGGTTGAGTCTTGGAAACCGGCCTTTTCCTGCCATCAACCGGCTCAGGCTTTACGGCTGCGACAGCAGCAAGGAACGGGGCAACATCCACCAAAGCCGCGTTCAACCCATCACCGTGATAATAGGACCGGCCCTTGCCCTTGCCGGAGACGACGGGCAGCGAAGCCCATTCCTTGGCAAGCTCATTGCAGAACTGTTTCACCGTCAGCGCGCCGGACAGGTATTTGTCCAGACCGCGACGTTTCAGAAGGGCAATCGCAAGCGCGTCCTGCCCGGCCCTGTCGAACAGGCTTTTCAGCGTCAGACCGGCTTCGGCGTAAAGGCCGCGCAGGGTATCCTCAAGGATCTGATACCGCCCCGCCGCCTCGCTGCGATAAACCGGATCGATGCTGTCCTGCCACGCCAGCACCTCGCCAATGGTCATTGTCGTGAGCGGCCTTTTGGGCCGATGCTCTTTTCGAATGCCGGACCACACCACGTCATAGGCACTGATCTTCAATCGGCGCGCTGCGCCTTCGCTTTCGTGATCAGCAATGAAGTCCAGAAGCAGATCAACCGTCATCGCCCGCGCTCCTTCAGATACTCCACCGTCGCCCGCATCCCGGCCAGGGCCTCCCGCACCGCCGCCAGCTCGCGCCGCAGCTCGGCCACCTCGCGCCGCTGTTCGTCGCGCGCCTCGGCCAACTCGCGGTGCAGCACCGCCGCATCACGCCGCACCTCTTCGGTCAGATCATGCAGCGGGTCCGCAGGCTCTTTCTTCGCCCGGAACTGCTGAAACATCAGCCACAGCAGCACCCCGCCGGTGGGCCCGAAAATCGCCACCAGCTCTTTAAGCTGTGCTTCCATGCCCGCGCCCTTACCAGGCGCTGCCGGGCAGCGCCTTTACCCAAAGCCAGAAATACAGCGGCATGAACATGATGGTGGCATAGATGCCCACCACGAACTCACCTCCGGTGAAAATTGCCGAATAGCCGATGGCAGCGAACTGGCTGAACTGCACCAAAGCCCCCACCAGCACCATCCAGCGCTGCACCGGGCGCACCAGCCCGATCACGCACATCAGACTGCCGCAGATCATGATGCCCGCCCACATCCGGGCGGGGTAGCTGTAGGCGAACTGCCCCCAGGTATCCGGGTTGAACCCGCGCGAACCGGTCAGCGCATCAGCCATGAACAGCGACCCGATCAGCAGCATCGCCAGATTGAACGCAATCAGCAGCGGCGCATGGCGGTCGATCAGATCGGCGGAACGGGGCCGGGCGGTGGCGGTTCTGTTCATTCTGCCGCGATCCCGAAAAGCGGATCCAGCACCATTATACATTCCCCTCAATTTGCAGGGCCAGACGAAACAGATCATCAAGCTCCGTTTCCCTTGCCCCGAATTGCACCCGGAAAGCCTCCATATCTGGATGCAGCCGCAAAACCTGTGTAACCCTGTCGAACCAAATCACGATGTCCGCGTATGGGTCAACGGCGCGCGCGGCAGTGACGGTCTTCTCCACACGATCCAGCAAGTGAATGAACCCTGGGGCAGAGACTTGCTTCATGGCCTGCCAGAACGCTGCGGCATACGGGTTCATCTGCGCCCGCTCTGCGGCAAGTAGTTCTTCTGCCGTGGGCGCAGGCGGCTGTTCCACCGTAACCGGCGCGCCGTCGGCAATGGCCTGCTGCACCATCTGCCAGAACCGATTGCCCGGATCGTTGGGGATGGACCATTCGGTTTCGTCGATGGTGGCGCGGTAGCCTGTGGGGGTCTGGATGATGTTCATGGTTGTTCCCCTCAGATTTCAGAGTCGGCTGTGTAGGCAGCATCAACCTGATATGACCCCACCGCTATTACGTTCACTCGTACGCCAAACCCATTTCTCTGCGCACCCCCGTCTGTAGCGATATTGTTGGCATTGAAATACGTCGCCCCACTAAATGCTATCGACGGTATCCCCCTCATTTCCGTTCCGAACCTTTCCAATGAAGCCCGCCACGGCGGCGTCGTGTTATTTGCGTGACCCCACCCATAAATTGTCCCCACTCTAAAATACCGCTGACACCGCAACAACTCCGGCCCCAGTTCAGGCTGGCGATACATCTCCACCGCCGCCGTGGTATGAACGCCCAGCTTGATATGAATGCCCCACAGGTCCACACCGATGGTTTGCAAGCCAAGGGAACCTGAGCGGGTGTTCCAGTTTGATCCTGCGGAGGTCCAGAACAACAGTTCCAGCCTATCGTTCCCATCCGTGCCGAGCGTTTTCCCCGCTACTGATGGCACGGCAACGGTAACAGCGAACGGTGCCCACGACCCTGTGAGCGCGACAGGCTGGCCGATCCCTGTAACTTCTGCCGACGGGCTTCCTCCGGTGCCGAAGGTTTGCACAACTTCCACAGCCATGTTGCCCGCGCCACTGGACCGCCGCGCCCAACCAAGGACGGTAATGGTCTGGCCCGCATAGCTGCGGACGCCTTCGATGCGTTGCTGAGTGACGGCATAATGCGATGCCAGCGATTGCCCGCTTACCGATTGCCGCAAAAAAACCGCCGCACTGTTCGATCCGAGCGTGTCGCCAATGGTGAATGCCTGCCGCGACATGGTGACAGTGCCGCCAGAAACACCGTTAAACCACCGATCCGCGCCATAAGCGTTACTCGTGAGACTCGTCCCGCGCTGCCAGAAGTCGAACGCGCCGTTGATAATGCGGTTTTCGGGGTCGGAGTTCAGGCCCAACGCCGCCCGCGCCGCAGCGGCGTCCGCAGCCGTGAACACCGATGCTCCAATGGCTGTCGCGCCAATATCACTCCGCACCTGTGCAGCAGTGCGGAACTCCAGTGCGGTACCGGCCGGATTTACCCGCGTGAAATTCAGCGCCTTGCCTGCAATGCTCGGAAAGCCGAAAGTGGTTGCCGCCGCCAGCGCCTCATCCGCGCGCTCGTCGACAAAATCCACCGCATTCCCGACATAGCTGTAAAACCCGCCAGACAGCCAGGTCAGAAAGGCCTGCGCCTTGGCCGAAAAGGCCGCGTCAGACCGCAGCGGGGCTTCCGGCGCGATGGGCGGGGTCGGTTTCACCATGTCAGATCAGTCCTTCAACTTCCAGGGAACAGTCGGAAACAGTCGGTCCCGACAGCGTGATCGTGAAATCGCGGAAAAACCCGAAAACCACGGTTTCCGGGCGCGCATCGCTGCCGATATACACGGTCGGCACCGCCCGCACCGCCGCCAGCACCCGCCGCACATAGGCGGCCCGCGCCGTCAGCACCTTGCCATCATAGGTCATCCGGTCGGCATAGGCGCGGCGGATCAGGACAGCATTTCCAAACGTGTCCCGGTCCTTGCGCGAAAAATCCAGGATATTCACCTGCGACCCGAACCCGGTCACGCCAAGCTCGGTCACCTGCCCCAGCACCATTTCACCCACAGCCCCGGCACCCGTCATCGTCAGGGCCACCGTCGCCGTCCCGTACAGCGGCAGGTCGGTCAGCACATGGTCGGGCCGCGCAATCACCGGCGAAAAGAAATAGCTGCCCCAGTCGAACACCCCGGAATCGTCCTGCAGCGCCAGCGCCCGGCTGTAGATCGGCCCATCGGTCGGATCAACCACGGTCACCGTCGCGGTGGCCCCGCTCAACCCGAACAGCGCCAGCCCGTTCGTCACCGATCCGTCCGGCGCAATGCTGATCACGATCCCGGTTCCGGTGGCCGGATTGCCCAGGATATTGTCAAAGGCGGCAAACCGGTTGACCTTGCCCACCTTGGTCCATGTCGCCGGGTCTTTCGCCGCACCCGTTACCGGATCATCTGCGGTCGATGCCGCCGCCTCATACAGGTCATAGGATGGCAACACATACCGGCGCGTCCCCGCCGCAACCGTGCCCGCCGCCCAGAGCGTTTCCGACAGCGGCAGATTGGTGGTGGTGATCTTCGCCGGATCGAATGCGCGGGGCGTGATGATCTTCATGCCGCGCGCTCTGCTGGCAGTCCGTCAATATCCCAGCGGGTAAAGTACCGCTCGATCTGCGCCAGACGGTTGTTGATCGATGTCCAAAGGTCGTCATTGCGAACCGCCTGCCGGGCAGGGTCGACCGCCCCGGGGAACGGCACCACAGAAGGCGCAACGCCGCCATAAGCCAGCGCGCCACGCGCCCGGTTGAAGTCCAGAAGCGTTGCAAAGTCTTCCTCCTTGAACCGCCCCATCGCTTCGCTCAGTTTCTCGGTGGCCTCGGCCGCATCTTCAAGGCGCCAGATATTTTCCTTCAGCGCCCGATTGGACGGGTCCAGCGCCTCCAACTCCCGGCGGCGCAGTTCGGCGGTATCACCCTGCAGCCGCAGCAGCTCTTCTTCCAGCCCCTTGCGCTCCCCGGAAATGCGCTGTTCATCTTCCAGCTTCCATATCCGTTCCTGCAACGCGCGGTTCGCCGGGGCCAGGGCCTCCAACTCCCGGCGGCGCAGTTCAGCGGTGTTGCCTTCCAGGCCGAGAATCTGGTTTTCCAGCCCGGTACGTTGCAGCGCCTCGGCCTGCACGCGCTGCGCCTCGGCCTGCGCCGCAGCCGCTTGCTCGGCTGCACGACGTTGCGCTTCTGCGCGGCGTCTGGCGCGACGACGCCCGAACAACCCGCCCAGCAGCGCCGCCCCGACGCCAATCGGCCCCAGAACGGCAGCGCCGCCCAGACCGCCCAGCAGCCCGCCACCCGCGCCCCCGCCGCCGAAAATCTTGCCCAGACCGCCAAGCAGCCCGCCGCCCCCGCCCCCGCCGCCAAAGATCTTGCCCAGACCGCCAAGCAGCCCGCCGCCCCCGCCCCCGCCGCCAAGCAGCCCGCCCAGCAGCCCGCCCCCGCCGCCCCCGCCGCCAAGCAGCCCGCCCCCGCCGCCAGCCACCTTGCCGCCAATGGCAATCAGGATCTGGTTTTTGGCAGCCGTTGCAATCATCTCGGCCAGCATCTTCTTGAAGCTGCCCATGATCGACTTGGTGAAGTCTTTGAAATCCCCCAGCCCGTCGGCAATCCAGTTGCCAAAGGCATCCGCCACGGTATCGACAAGGGGGCTGGTCTTCTGCAGGCTTTCGTTCAGACCCTTTACGGCCTCAGTGCCGGTTTCAATGCTTCTGGCCGCCGCCGACCGCCCGCCATCTGGCGCGATGAATGCCGCCCCCGCACCTGTCACGCGCGGCGTAAAAGCCCCACCCTTGAACTGGACGCGGCTGCGCACCGAATCCGGGCCAGACGATTGCCCGGTGCGGCCAAGTTCCCGGTCATAGGCCAGGGATGCCGCCGCCGACCGCAGCGCATCCTGCTGTTGCCGCGCCTCGATCAGCCGCCCGATCAGCAGATTGGTTTCCTTGATCGCCGTGCCCATCCACCCGGCACCCGGCGCGGTTGCTGCCAGCCGCTCCGCTTCCACCCGCGCACTGCCCAGGGCGGTTTCCGACCGTTCGGCCTCGACCACCACCTGCCGCAAGGCGCTTTCGCCTTCGGCCAGCGCCTTCAGCATGTCAAAGGCGGAATCGCTCAGACTGTTCAGCGGCCCGCCCACCTCTTCAACCACCTTGCGCAGCGCAATGGTGCGGTCCAGTGCCTCCTGCGGGGTGGTGGCCGCCGCCACCTGATCCATCAGCATCTGGATTTCGCGGGCGCGGTCATAGGTCGTGTCAAAAGCGGCCCGGATGCCGTCCAGGCCGGACGTGATCCACCCGTCCATGCTCTCCCGTGCCGCGCTGATTGCGTCCGAAATGCCGCGCATCGCATCCATCAGCGCCAGTTCGCGCTGCAGGCTCAGAAGCTGCACCACATCCTCTGTCAGACCGCCGAACTGTTCCCGGATGCCGGTCAGATCGGTACCGTCCAGCAGGTCGGTGATCCGCTGCAGATCACCCACAGCGGTGGAAACCTCACCAATCGCCTCTTCCAGCGACTTCGCTTTTTCCTGCGATCCGGTGAACCACTGGAAAATCGCCCCGCCAAAGGCGATCACCCCGATAGTGGCCAGCGACAGCGGGTTCAGCAGCGATGAAAACGCCGCCGCCAGCGCCGGCCCAACCGTCCGGATGCCGCCGCCCATCTGCGTGAACACGCCCGTCAGCTGCGTGCCCTGCTGCAGCGCAATCAGGAACGGCGATTGCCCGCCCGCCAGCTGCACTCCGATGTCCTGGACCTGCGCCGCAATATTGCCGGTCTGCGCCGACATGCCGCTTGCCACACCGGTGAACCGGCTCATCTGCCCCGTGGCCGCGGCAACGCCCGTATCCACCCCGGCCAGTTCCGCATTCAGCCGGTCCAGGTTGCGCGTATAGGTCGCGCTGGAAATCGCGCCGCGCTTCTGCGCCTCATCCAGCAGCCGCAGTTCGCTTTCGTACCGTTTCGATGCCGCATACAGCGGATCGAACCGCTTTTGCAGAAAGTCCATGCGCCGGTCAAAGGCCGATGCCGATGCCGCCGCCCCTTTCAGGCCCCTGCCGATGCCGGTGTCAATCTCATCGCCGGTCTTCTTCGCCTTCCGCCCCGTGCCGGTCATCTTGTCCTGCAGGCGGTTCAGCAGCCGGTCGGCATCGCTGACGCCGGATTGCAGCTTGGCCGTGCCCAGGGCAAGCTCCGCATGCAGTCCGGCGACCGGGATTTGCGTCATGGCTGACTCCGCAGGGCAAGGTGGATCAGATACCCCCGCGCCAACTCATCATCGGCTTCGGTGGAAGGTGGTGCGGCCTTGGTTTGGCTTTGACCGGCCGGCTCATATTTCGGCAGTTTTCTCGGGTCGTGGAACGCCAGCCCGATCATCTGCGCCAGCTCATGCGCCACAATCCGCTGCCGCTCGAACGCCTGTCTTGTCCGGGCGGCGCTGGCCTGGATCACAAGCGCCGCCTCGGCAATGGTTACGTCCCAGAAGGCGGCGGGGTCTTGCCCCGCTTCGATCCAGTTCCGCCACCATTCGCCGATGATGTCGCCGCCGTCGCGCGGCGCGGCGCGTTTCCCTCAGCACTCCCCGGCTTCTTGCCGGTCAGGTCTTCCAGGCAGATGGCCAGCACCTGGCCAACCATTTCCAGGGCGCGGGCGATGCCGATCTTTTCCATCAGTTCCATCGCATCCGCTTCGGTTGCGTCTGTCTGCAGCGCGGCCCAGAACAACCGCCCCGCCCGCCGCATGTCCGACGCATCCCTTTGAACGGCCGCGATGGCCGCGCCGATGGTTTCCCCGCTGCGGTCCTGATACCGCACCATCGCCCCCATCGACAGGCGCAGGCTGTAAGCCTTGCCCTCGTGATCAAACGAAACCGATCTCACGCCCCGGCACCCTTGGTCCAGATGACCGCCCCGGTGATGCGGATCACCACCGACATGCCGATCAGCGCGCCGACATCATCCGCCTGCAGGGATGGCGTCGGATAGCCCTGGAATTCGAACAGATCACCGGTTGTCTGGCCCGGTGACAGCGGCATCGTGACCCGGTAATAGGCCGGCGTGTTCGATGCCTGATCTGCCAGCTGCTGTTCATAACCCAGCGGCGTGTACCCGGCATTGACGGTGATTTCGCCTGCGTCTTTCAGGCCCTTCACATACTCCCGGAACCCGCCGACCGAATCCAGGCTTGTCGCATCCTGGTACTCCGTCGACACCTGCGGTACCGGCAGCCCCTTGCATTCCGGGATGCGGGTAAAGCTGTTCGCAGCACCGGTGAGCGACCGCTCGACCTTGCCGCCCCAGGCGATTGTCTGTTTCGTCATTGGCTTTCTCCTCAGCCGAAGTGATAGTTGATGATGAAGTCCATCGTGACGCGGTGAATTTCCGTCACGCCGTCGTCGTCGGGCAGATCGCGCGCACCCGCACCCGCCAGAAATGCCCCTGTGATCACGCCGCCCTGCCAGGCATCCAGCGCGGTCCTGACCGCCCGCGACAGCACCTTGGCCTCACGATAGGTTTCGCCCCAGCAATCCACCTGCACCCGCGCCCGCGACAGCCCCGGCCCGTCCAGGCTGTGATCAACCGGGCCGTCCGTCACTACCGTCAGCGTAATGCAGGGCAAGGCCTGTCCCTGCGGGGCCAGCCCCCAGTCGATCCGCGCGGCCACCCGGGCCGAAATGGCCGGAACAGCGCCCAGCATCGCGCGCAGCGCCTCTTCCATGCTCAGCGCCCCTTCCGCTTGACCGCGTTTTCAATCTGCAGCCGCAATTCATCCGCCAACCGCAGCAGCATCGCCCGGCTGTCCTGATCCCAGGCGGGCCGCAGGAACGGGCGCGGCCGGGAATGCTTCGTGCCGAACTCCACCAGATGCCCGTGCCGCCCGCCCTGACCCAGCCCATAGGACGTGCCCAGATAGACCGCCGTGATCCCGGCCTCCTTTGTCCGGCCCTTCAGCTTGTCGCTGACCGTGATCGACCGGCGCAGATTGCCGGTGCGCACCGGCACCAGGGCTCGGGTCAGATCGGCGGTCGGTTCCACCGCCTTGATCATGGCGCGCGTCAGCGCCCCCTCTTCCCGCCGCACCGAATCCAGGCGCTCCAGCATCGCCGCCAGCTCCTTGAACCCGGCAACGTTGAATTCCATCGTCATCGGTCGGCCCGCGCCGCCGCCGTGATCTCCACGCCCTCGTGCCGTCCGATCTCTTTGACACCGGTGATGTCATATTCCCGGCCTTCGCAGATCAGCCGGTCCTTTGGCGTGATCGCCCCGGTCAGGTCTGACCAGCGCACCAGAAACCGCGCGGTGATGCGGGCTGCCACCTGTGCCGCCGCAACCTGTTCCCGGTCCGACACGAACCGGCGTTCCGCCCAGACCGGCGGCCCGTGATCGGCCCAGGACTCAACCGTGGCAAAACCGTCATCGCTGGGGGTGAACCGGCGGAACTGCACCCGCCGGTCAAGCTTGCCCGCCTCCATCAGCTGCGCAGCAGCAGGGCGATCTGATAGGTGGCCGCAGCCCCGGCAGAGTTGGAAATCCGCAGAATATCCGCCGTGCCTGCGACAATCGCCCCGAACCCGCCCACCGCATCGCAGCCGAAGAACAGGAAACCGCCCGGACGGATCGGGCCGAAGGTCGGGGTCGTGCCGCCCATGAAGGTGGTGATCGGGCTGGTGCCGCCGCCCACGGTCAGGTTGGTGGTGTTCGGCGGCGCACTGGCCAGCTTCGGCGCATTGATGATCAGCGCCCCCACCAGCGTCGCGGCCGCGATATTCACCCCATAGACCGTCTGCAGCGCCGTGCCGTTCAGGTCCAGATCATCATTCGCCGCCGATGCCAGGGTGCGTTCATCGACAAACAGCAGGTTCGCCTGCCCCGGACCGCCACCCATAGAAAACTGCAGCACATCCTGCACAACGGCGCTGAAATTCGGCCCCCCGTAATCATGGGCCCCCAGCTGCGTGGCCTCGAAAATGGCCGAAAGCTTGGCAGATACCGTCATGATCGTCTCCTTGATGATAGGGTGCACCCCGCATCAGCCGGTCACGGGCTGGCAGGGTCTGTCAGAAATCTGTGGCAGATGCTCCCGGCCTTGGCCGGGCGGGTTCAGAAAGGTCGGCTGTTCGGCTGCCTGACGACCGAAGATTTCGCCACGGGCAGCACCAGCGGACGCGGTCCGAACGGTCCCTTCGCCCGATAACCCTCGATCAGGATCACCTGCATCGGCGGCGGCAGAAACCATTTCAGCAACTTCAGCATGGCGTTCTCCACCGGCTCACAGACACGGCGAGTTGCCCCGCCGCCCGTCGTCAGACGATCTCAGATGTCTGGCAGGGTCTGTCAGATGCCTGTGGCAGGCACCCTGGGCACCGGCCCGGCGGGGTCATCCATGCGCGGACCGATCCAGCGCCCCGGCTTGCATCAGAACAGCCCGCGATCAGACCGCGAGGCCGCAAGCAGATGCTTGAACACCGGCGAAAGCTCTCCGTCGCCTGTTGGCATGCGGCGGTCGTACATTTGGGCAACCATCGTGCGCGCCAAATGCCGGATTGTCTCAGGCACCGCCGCAGCCGCGCCATAACCGGCCACAAAATCCACCCAGAATGCAGAGGCCCGATCCGCTACGGCGGGCCAACTCGCACCGGCCACCAGTTCGATCACGTTGGAAACAAGCCGATACTGCGCGCCGGCGAATGTCTGCTCAATACCTGCAGGGTCGACATAGCGAATCTGCACGACTGTCTGCACAGGCCCAAGCGGCAACTTGAAATCACCATCCGGGGCGGTTGCCAGTGTGACCCTCCAGGTCTGCGTCACCAAAGCCTCGCCCAGAACACCGTCACGGGCATCCAGATAAGCGGTAGCGGCGGCAATGTAGTCGGAAATCAGCCCGTCTTCCGCATCGTTGTCGACGCGGCATTGATCCTTGGCCTCACTTAGCGACAGCAACAGCGTGGCGGGCGCAACGATGCGTTCCAGTTTCATGGCCGTCTCCTTGCCGGAATGGTGAAGGGGGCGGTTTTGCCGCCCCCTCTGACAATTCTGATCAGGACGTGGCGACCCGCAGCAGCTTGATTGCCGCCGAATCCAGAACCCGGCCACCGACGCGCTTTGCCATCGGGAACCGCACCCAGCCCGTTTTCGTGATTTCGTCGCGCACCATCCACAGTCCGGGAATGTCGGCGATCAGATAGCCCCGCGAAAAGTCGCCGCAGGCAATCGGAAAAGCGCCCGCGCCCACGTTCGGCATGTCCTCGGCAACCACAATGCGCTTGCCCAGCATGGTGTCGGGGTCACCTTCGCGCACGGCCGGCGTCAGCAGATATTGCCCGGTCGTGTCTTTCACCTTGGCATGGGCCGCCAGAACAAGACTGTTCATCACCCACGAAGCATTCTGGCGATAACCGGCTTTCAGCCCGTACAGCATGTCTTTCAGGTTGTCCCAGGGGTTTGCCGACAATGCGCTGGCCGCACCGGTGAAAAAGTACTGCAGCACGCCGAACGCCCGCGCGGCATCGCCCGTGACAACCGGCGTGCCGGTCAGAAAGCCGGTCGGCTGGTTGGTCCCAGATCCCGAGATGAACGCGATGCCTTCCGCGATTGCGAAGCGCTCCCCCCCATCCCGCACCAGTTCTGCTTCGACATCGAAAAACAGGTCGTTGATCGAATGCCGGGTTGCTTCCGGCACAGCCGACAGTTCGCCGAAGGTAGGCGCAACATCGCCATAATCGGAAGTGGCCGTTGCCAGCGTCCGCGCGCTGACTTCGCCCACCCATTCCGCTGCCAGACCGCCGCGATTGACGACCTGGTGGTAGTCGGTCGTCCCGGTGGTCACGACACGCGCAATCGACCGGATCGGCGACACGTCAAGGATCATCTTGTAGACCTGATCTGCGATTTCCTTGGGCAGCGCAAAACCGCCCGACGCACCGACCGTCGTCCGCACGTCGGCGGCCTTCTGCTGCAGGTCGTACAGCCGGTCCATAGCCCCGCCGTTGCTGCCCTTGCGCATGAAGTCGATGAAGGCCGCCTTGTGCTCTTCAGCGGCTTTCTGCGTTGCCGCAGTCGATCCGGGGCGGTTGCCCTTCGTCTCGATCTCGGCCAGGCGGTTTTCCAGCGCCTTCAGCGCCAGATCGGCGTCCTGCTTCGCCTTCAGCGTTGCCGCCAGGTCGGCTTCCATGCGGGCGATCTTCTGCTCGGTCAGAACATCGGCCTGCTTCACGCCTTCCACTTCGGCGCGAATGGCCGCAATGGTCTTGTTGCCCTCCTCGATGAGGGGCTTCAGATCGTCAAATGCCATGGGAAAACTCCTCTAATGGCGATTACAGGGATGTGCGAAGCCTCAGCAGGCTTGCGACTTCTTCCGCGCCATCATCGCCAGCGTCCCGCATGGCCTTGATGCCGTTGTAGCCCCCGCCCATCAGGGCAAGAGCTACGGAACGGGAAAGCCCAGCGTCCCGCGTGAGCATCCGTTCCAACTCTCTTTCGCTTAGACCGGCAGCCTTCACCGCGTCGATCCGCGCCATTTCGTTCATCGGGAACGTCACCAGGGACACTTCCCAAAGGTCCGCCTGCATGATCACCCGCTTGCCGTTGCGATCCATGCTCTTGACCGTGCGATAGCCAATCGACAGCCCGTCGATGGCACCCGCCTTGACCAGTTCGTAAGCCTCGGCACCCGCGCGCACGGTCGTCAGCATCCGGCCCGCCACGCGCAGCCCCTTGGCGTCCTCTTCCATGGTGTTCCAGACGCCGACAACCGAAGATGCATCGTGCTGAAACAGCATTTTCACGCGCCGTCCGCTGTTCAGCGACTGCTTGAACGCGCCCGGCGCGATGATGTCACCGCCAAAATCAACCGTGTCGAAGACCGACCCATAGCCCTCGATCTGGCCCTGATCGTCGGCTTTCCACTCGATGGAAAGGTGCTTAAACTCCATTCTGCGCCCCTTCCGGCGCGGGGCCGGGGTTCATCGCGCCGGCGGAAAGCCGGTTCGCACTGTCGTCCTCTACCGGGTTCAGGCCAATTTCGGCCCTGACCTCGTTCTGCGTCATCCATGCCGGTGTGCCGCCGGCACCCAGGGCCTTGGCGTAATACTCGGCCTGATCCTTGAAATCGCCGCGCAGCAGGTTGCGCTCGTCCAGGTCCACGCGAAGTCCGGTTTCATTGGCCAGAATGTCGCGGTTTGCTGCCTCTTCGAACCGGGCAATCCAGGGCCCAAGCGTGTGCACCACGTGATTGCGGAACATCTGCTCTGCGCTGGCAAAGGTCTGCGCCTTGTCGGACTGCATCATCATGATCGGCTGCACACGGAACACCCGGGCAATCTCTTCGATCTGCATGCGCCGCGTCTCGATGTACTGCGCGTCGACACTGGTCATCGTCATCGTATGGAACGATGCGTCCCCGTCTAGGATGGCAATCCCGCCTTCCCCGTTCGATCCGAACCGCGCCTGCCAGTTTTCGCGCAGCTTGTCTTTCGTTTCCGGCTTCAGCGGCTGCGTATACGACAGCACCCCCGAAGGCTTGCCGCCATTCCCGGCAAGTTTTGCCTGCTGCCGCTCAAGCGCCTTCGACAGCCCGATGGCCTCGCGCGCCAGCCTGACTGCCGGAAGCGCCTTGAACCCGTCCATCGACGGTCCGCGCAGCACGAACACCTCGTCGCGCGAAAAATAGCCATGCGTCTTGTCGCTGTAGTCAACGCGATAGCGCAGCGACCAGTCCGCCAGTTGCTCAACCGACCACGACCCGACCGGCACTGGCAGCAACTCGCGCACCTCGCCGCCGATCATGTTCTTGATCGCGATGGCCGCCACACCCAGGGCCGCGTTGAAGACCATGCCTTCGCGGAACTCGAAACTTGTCTGCCACTCGTTCGGGCGGACGGCCAGCAGCCGGTGCGCCCAATGCTCGCGATCAATTTTCATCCGGTCCAGCCCGGTACCGGCATCAAACGTGTCGCGCACAATGCGCATCGGCATCTGCCCCAGCCCCTCGGCAATGACGCGGGCAGCGCAGAACACGGCAGGCACGTCCAGCGCCGTCGTCTCGTTCACCGGCAGGCCAGCAGACGTGCCCCAGCTCACCCAGCCTGCCATTCCGGCCAGCTGGTTCAGCGTGACTGCCGCGTTCTTGCGCAGGAAACCGAACATCACAGGACCAGCAGTTCTTCGGTGTCCAAGTAAGACGCCGCCCACCCCGCCTGCGGATTCCGTGCCATCAGCGCGAAAGCGTTGAACCCCGCCATCAGCGGGTCGATCTTGGCCTTGCCTGCCGTCTCTTTTGTGATCAGCACGGCATTCCCTTTCTGTTCCGCACGGGCATTGCCCAGCACCCAGGCCATCATCGGCTGCCCGCCATGGCGGAACGTGCCATCCATCAGCTTGCGTTCCATGCCCCAGATCGCCGATGACAGCCGGTATCCCTGCCCCACGGCCACCATCTGTGCCGGGGCAATGCCCGCCAGCGTCAACTCATCCACCAGCGCCGCCACCCCGGCCGGGTCCAGGCCGATTGCGGCCTCTGCCGGCAACAGCCGGTCATCGTTCAGCGCGCCGATCATCTGCGTCAGTTCTTCGAAATCCTGCGTCGGCCAGGCGCAGATCGTCAGGTCGCCCGCCGCTTCGAAATCGCGCAGCACCGGCACAATCTCTTTCCGCCGTTCCAGCACTGTCGGATGCGCCCAGGCATGAAACCAGGCCAGCCAGGCCATCGTCTCGCGGCACCGCCCGGTCACGCACAGCCCCAGCAGGTCATCTGCCCCGCCGCCGTCAATCCCCACCACCGCCACATCACACCGCTCCCGGATCGACTCCAGCGTCACCGGCAGTGGGTCTTTCGCCCCCTGCCAGAAATCCGCTCCGATCCAGCGGTTCGAATGCAGCGCCAGCCCGACTTCCACATTCAGATGCTGCGTCGCCCAGGCAATGATTTCGCCGGTGCCGTCTTCCTTGGCCCGCGCATAGCCATCCAGCAGCGCATCGAGCGCAATCGACCGGTCCAGATTGGGCGTCACCATGTGCCACAGATCCGGGTTCAGCCAGGACTTGTCCTTGCTGATCTGGATCGCTTCCGGAAATTCGTACAGCACCGGCAGCGTCTTGACCCGCTCGGTGATCTTCCCGTCCCGCACCCCACGGGCATAGTGCAGCTCGGTCCTGAACACCCCTTCCGGCGGATGGTCGGACTGCGTCGTGATCATCACCAGCAGCGATTCCGGAAACGGCATCATCCCGCCCCGGATCTGCCGGATCACATCCGCCGCATAGGGCACCGACCCCAGGATGTGGATTTCGTCGATCAGGGCAAAGATCGGCTTCACCCCTGTCAGAACATCCATGCCAAAGGTGCGCACCATCAGGCGGGCATTGGTTGTCCTGTCCCGGATCGTCTTGATGTTTCCACCCTGCACATGGAAACGCTTCTGCAGAAAGCCGTCAGGATCGGCTTCAATCATCCCGCGCGCCTGTTCAAAGGCCACTTCGCTGATCTTCTGCGTCGGGCCGATGATCAGCATGTCGGCATTGCGCCGCTTGTTGAGCAGCAGAAAGGTCAGCGCAATGGCCGCTGCACTGGTGGTCTTCGAATTCTTCTTTGGCACCAGGATGAAGATTTCGCCCACCTGGCGCACTTCCGGCCCCGCCGCACTGGTGGCCATCGACCCGAAGGCGGCGCGCACAATGTCGCGCATCCATTCCCCGGCCGCCTCACGCAGCTCCGGCTGCCCGATCACATCCGGCAGCCGCAGCTTGTTGAAGATACCGACGGCCCGTTCGGCCTTCGCCATGTCCAGCGGCAAATCGGCAATCGGCGTCTCACCCCGCGCCAGCTTCTCTGCCCAGTCGGGACAGGCAAAGTTAAAGGCCATTACTGGACAGTCCCTTCACCATCCAGCAGGTCGCCCCAGCCCTTTGTCGGCAGCTTCGCCGCCGCAACCGCCGCTTCCTTCTTACCCAGAACAGGCGTCTTGCCCTTCTTTTCCCCGGCACCCTTCGGTGCGCGGTCGGGATGCGGGTCGATGATATCCTTCAGCATCCGCATCGACGGCACATGCCCCTCACGCATCCGCTGGGTCAGAACGTCGATCATCATTCCCTCGACATAGACGCGGCCATTCTGCAGCTCACCCGAAAAATGTTTGCGCAGCGTGTCGTCATCTATCCCCATGTCTGTCGCGATCCGCTCATGCGACCACCCCGCAGCAGCGCGCGCCGCCACAAACATTTGATTTTCCTTGGTTTTTGCATAAGACGGGCGCCCGCGCCTGTCCCTGATCGGCACCACAGGCAGACCGAACAGGTCAACCCCAGCCGCCTCCTGTGATTCCATCACCATCCCCGAAAAAAAACCCCCGAATGTGAAAGCACGCCGGTCTAGGCCGCTGGGGGCTCCAGAGATTGGACCACCCCCCCTACCTGCTTAGC